ATAAGCCATTTAAGACTCCTTTTAAAATTTAAGTACCTTTGCCAAAGCTGGACGAGGACTTACGCTCTTGGAAGAGCGGCATCCGCGCATCGCTTTGACGCATGAAACTATTGTCTACAGCATCTGTCTGGGATTGTGTAACTTTGGCAAAATGGGTATTTCGCTGCTGCACAAACTCAGTAGGTGTCTTGCAGAGTAATAGTCCTCCGACCTCAATGTTGTCTTTAAAACGACTATTGGGATCAGCTAACAGTCTAAATTTGGGTTGTTCTTCGACGAGAACTGGCTCCCAACCTTCTCGGAGTTTGGCCGATAAGTTACGTGGGTCAGCGTTGTTCATCGTCGAAACACGAATCCAGCGGTAGTTGTACCCGGGCTGTTTGTCTGGCTCAGGTAACAGTTCAGGCTGCATCCACTGCTTTGGACGTTCCTGTATCGCACGTGTTTCAAGTTCTCTTGCGAGACGATTTTGCGTTTCAGCCATTACGGGCCTCCAATTCAAGTTGTGCCTTCACATATTGCTCGGGCGTTAAACCTAGCTTTCGGGCAAGATTTACTTGGCTTTGCTTTAGCCTGACCTTGGTGGGGGCCGTGCTACGAACTGCCGGGGCGACAACTGTGCCGAGTCTTGTGCGGCTTTGTCTATTGTCTTCTGGGCTTTCAAATTTCTCTGAAAACCGTTTGCGCATTGTATTGTCCAATTCGCGGTAATACTCTTCAGAACCAACCTCCACACCACTGTCTTTTAGGTCTTCGTGTAAACCTAAAGCAAAGGCCGTCATGCCTCGATCCTGTCCAAACCAGCTATTGCGCTTTTGCCACGCTACTGCTTTATTGTCCGGTTCAGGTACATACGTTTCAGGTTGATACTGTACAGGTTGGGTTTGTACAGGAATTTCATCCTCTTGTAAAGAGGGCATGCGAAAGTTTTTAACCTGCAACATTTTCAGGTTGGCCATCTGCAACGCTTGGTTGGCCTCCATCATCTTGTCGGAGTCCCCCGCGTCATACGCCTCTTTGTAAGCACGCTGAGCAATCCGCAACTCCATATCAGCATTACTCTGAATGGTAGATACGTATTCTTTTTCACCCGTAGTTAGGATGCCCTTGATGCGCTTATTCTCTTCAAATAGGCGTTGCGCTAAACCAACAGCTTCTTGCTGTTCACGCAGAGCAGACTCTTTTTCACGACGTTCGTCATGCCAAACCTTGCGCATTTGCTTGAGTTTGGTCTTAACGTTGTCGTCGTATTGGTCTAGCTCGTCCTTCTCCAACTCCTCAACAAGAGGCTTGGGTAGGGGCTGACGACCACGATCTTCTGTCGGGGTATCGTCTTCAATCTCAATTTCAATTTCAGGGGCCGAGTTTTGTTCGGGTTTACCCTTACTTTCAAGTTCGTCTGGGAACTTGTACTCTGTGTTGTCATCTAAAGGCATTTTGTGCTCCTTTTATTTACGGGTAATACCACGGGGATCATCTACTATCCCCTCGACTGAATCATCATTGATGATACGGAACTCACGACCATGAATAACCAAACGTGAACCAGCGTACGGGCGAACAAGGATAAAGTCCCCTTGTTTGCACCACGGGCCGCTTGGAAATTTATTAGGGTCTTTGTAGCAGTCAAGGCCAAGCTCAACAACAAATAAGACCGTTGTGAGGGTCTCTTCATTACGCATGGTTTCATCAGCTTTAATCAAACCTACTTCACTGTCCTCAAATTCTGCTACCGCCTCTGGAATGGCGCACAAAATTCGATAACCCGAAGGCTTGGGCAGTTGTTTGCCTTTTTCCTCTGCGGTTGCAGCAAAGTTATAGGCCCCCACAACTTGTGGGTTGTTAGCGTCTGTAGCTAACAGGATTGAACTAGTCATCCGAAGTCTCCAATCTATGTTTCAGGTCTAAGGTGTATCCCCGCATGATGAGTAGACCGCGAATCTCACCACACAGTTTCTTGTAATCCTCAAAGGAATCGGCCTTGCCTTCGGCCAAATATTCTTTAAGCTGATCAATCTTCTCATCCGCTTGTTGGATGAGGACTTCAAATCCATTCATTTATCCCCCTTTGGGTTGTCTTTGCCGCATCTGTATGCGCTCCTGCATTGCCCGCAGTTGCTCTTCATGACTCTTGTTTGAGAGTTGCTTCATGATGTCCACGCCCTTGTCAATCATCCGGCCTTCCTTATCAGCTTGCATCTGGGCAACGGTCTTCAGTGCGTCCATCTTGATGCGTTTGTCATCAGTGGCTTGCTGTGTCTGAATACGTTCACGCTCGATCTGCTGCTGCGCTGTTTTGATAGCGTTGTCGGCCTGATCTTTGGCAACCTTGCGCTGGTTCTCTTGCTCTTTGAGTTGAAGTTCTTTCATCTGCATCTGGACAATCGGGTCTTGCGCTTGCTGCTGTTGCTGTGCTTGCTGTGCTTGTTGCATATTTTTCTGGAGCAACTGTTGTGCAGCTTGCGCCAACATGGGGGACAGTCTTGCCTCGACCTCTGGAGACATCTGAACTTCCTCGCCAGACTCGTCTGTCTGCGCTGGCAATTGCATACCAAGAGTCTGCTCAATCTGCTTGCGGTACTCAAACCCTAGATGCTCATTGATGTGAGACATCATGGCTGCCTGCATTGCAGGTGCCTGCGGGTTATTCTGCAAGAGTGCCATGATTTTGGGGTCTTGCATCGCGGCCATGTGAACCATGATGTGCGACTGATGATCCTGAGCAAGAAACGCCTTGACTGGCTTGCCGTTGAGCACGTTCTGGTTTTCAGTCACTGGGTCAGTTGGCTTGTGGTTATCGTCCATCGGTACAAGTTTTTGCGCATCCTTAATACCCAGCACCTCCAACATCTGACGGTGCAAGAGTGGCAAGTTGTACAACTGAGGTGCACCTTGGGCCAACTGGAGCACGGCCTGATACTGCACAATCTTCTGCGCCATTGTTGACGCATTAGGATCACTGACTGGAATGACATCCACATCGTCATAGTCTGAGCGCTTGGCTTTGCGGCTACCTTCGCTTGGCTGGTAATCGTAGTCGTCAGGTGTGTACTCAGCGATGATGTTCTTCAAGAGACCCAACTCTTGCTTCATGCTGTAGTGGACACGCGCCTGAATAGCCGACATGTTCTTGAGCGTTCTCTCCAGAATCGCCAAGGTAGTGCCCACGGGCGCTTGCGCACTCATGTCACTCAAGGTCAAATCAGCCGTGTTGGCGAAGCGTCTGCCTTCTTCAACAATCTGGCCAAGCAACGTCATCAATGTCTGGCTAGGCTCTTTGTATGGCAGGGGCAGTAAGTTGTCTTTCAGTGTGCCGCTGGCCACATCTGCATCGCGCCACTCGCCGGGAGCAATCGGTGTGTCGTCACCCTTAACCCGCATGCCGCGAGTCTTGAAGCCGCCGGGCAGGTTACTTAAAGTACCAGCATCGACAAGCTGACGAATAAGAGAAGTGCCTGACTTAGCAAAAGCCCCAATGAGGTGGATGAGGCCAAAACAGTAGAAGCCAAAGCCGGGAACGTATCCGTAATGGACAAAGTGTTGGCGTTTTTCATGGGTTTCATCATCAGGCTCCCAGTTGCGGCGAATGGCCAGCACGTTGCTGGTTCCCTTTTCAATGGTGACGACATACGGCAGTGCAATACCCGTCTTCTCACCCTTCTTGTCCTTGTGCTCATAGCCCTCAAGGTCGAGGTCTACGTTCATCTCCAACAGCTTAAACCGATCATCCGACGTGGCGCGAAAGCCCATCTTCTCGGCAATCTTTTTCTCAACTTCATCAAGCACGTTGTCCGGTGTGCCCAAGTCAATGTCGCGGTAAAAGCCTGCCACTTGCAGCTTGCGCAACTCGTTCTCAGTCTTGCGCATCACATGGGTAATGCGAGGAGAAGACTGCAAGTTAGACGCGCCGTAAGGCACAACGATGTCTTCAGCAGGAACGAAGAAAGATACCTGACGATCAAGCGACGGGTCGAAATACACCTTCTTGAACGCATTGCCAGACAGACCCAGACCCCACAACATGCGCTCATGCTCTGGGCGATACTCCTTCATCACGTCTGTCAACTGGTAATTCATGTCGTCTGCAACACGCTGCGCAGACTCTTTCTTGGCTGGAGTTTCCTTGCCAATGATCTGGGTCTTGACTGGCCCCGCCGCTGGAAACGTTGCCATCATTGTCTCGGACTGAAACTTCACCAGAGCTTCAGACAGCATGGGGTGGAACACTCCGCATGCGCCTTCCCACGGCTCTGTTCTCTCTTCAATCTTCATGCCCAGCAACTCAAGGCCATCAACGTAGGTCTGCATCCAGTCTTTGCGGCTGGCAATATCTTCGTCGTAGTCGCTAATCAAATCTTCGGCCAGACTTTGCAAAACATCGTCGCCAATGTACTCAGCCAAGTTAGCATTAAACTCTTCTTCAGATTCTGCGTCTGGCTCAATCTCGATCTCCATATCACCCATGCTAATACGCACGGACTCAGGGTCTTCGATCTCAATCTCAATCTGAGGAGACACTTGATCCATCGCGGCAAGTTCTTCCAAACCCTGCGGGGCTGCGTATAGTGACTTTTCAATCGCCATGATTTATTCCTTTTATATCTTCACAAAGTTCAACAAACGTCAGCCCACGATCTTCTTCTAAGAACTCAAGACTGAATAAATATCTAGGCTTCGCGGTGTTAAGCACCATGTGGGGCACTTGCGTATTGAACGCATAGTACGTGTCTGGCGCATACTTTAACTCCTGTGTTTTAAACACAACCCCCGGCTCATCGTTTAAAAACAAACAACGGCTGTCCCCATCATCTGATAACAACATATTAAGCCCAACCTTACGGTCTGTGTCTACATGCCAGTTGTAGCAAGTGTTCGGCTCCATTCGCAAAACTCCCGCATGGAACGTGCGTCTACCTGCCAAACCTACAATAAAAGAGTCTAGCTGCAATATCTCGCGGGGCACTTGGACGGCCATGAAGTTGTAGTATTGCGTCCACTTAGGACTGCTCTTAGCGTAGACGTACAAATCTTTAGCAATTGAAGCCTTAACCGGCACTGGCATATATGCTGTATCCATCAGTAGTACGGCTCCTTCCTGCGAAAAGACTTCGGTTCATCTTGCTCATCAGAGTCTAATTGAATAAAGCCCCCGCGCCTATAACGCAGTAGCGCCTGACTCATCGAGTCCACCATGTCGTCATGTTCGCCTGATGGGAAAGACGCGACTTCCTCAACCAACTCTTCTGCCCAACGAGTCTGCGGAATCCACACACGCCCACTTGCAAACAAGTCAGCCACCGCGTTTAGACGGGCTATTTTGTCATTTCCCTTGCTCGGTGTAAACTCTTGGACTGGGATTCCCATGGATCGAAGCTCAAAAATCAAGGGACTTCCTGCCGCTTTTGCCTCAACAATGCAAGAATCTGGGTTCCATTCCTTATATTCTTGGTAAGCCCGCGCTTTTAGCTCTGGAAACTCCATACGCTTCTTAAATCCGTTGAGCAGGACGATGTTTGACTGCGCTACACCGTTGTCGTCGTCCTTATAGAACACACCCCACGTTGTACAGGCCGAATAATCGGCCCTTTCTGTCTTCAAAAACGCCGTATCCCACGACTGAATCACAAATTCACAACTAGGCGGGCTATCATCTTCCCAAATCTGCCACCACTCACGCTTAATAATTGCAGAAACATCCGAAGTGGGGGCCTGCATGTACTGCGCCTGCCATTTTGCTACCGGAAGTTCGTCTCTTAGAGCATTTAATTCTTTATAAGACCAAAACCCCGGCCATAGGGGTTTACCCGAGGGCATAATTGCCGGAAACTCAATCACTCGCCAGTCTTCCCCCTCTCGGGTGGCTGCTGCTTTTAGTACTTGCCCCGTTAAATCTCGTTTTGACCAGCGTGTCATCACAATCACGATAGCCCCACCCGGCTGGAGACGCTGACGAGGGCCAGATGTGTACCACTCGTACGTTTTATCGTAGATTTCCGGGTTGGTCTGGGCCATTGCGGCCTCTTGCTCGGAGTGCGGGTCGTCAATAATCAGGATATCGGCACCTTTACCAGTTACCGCGCCACCGATACCAATCGCAAAATACTCGCCAGCGTAATTAGTAGCCCAGCGGCCAGCGGCTTTAGAGTCCGGCTGGAGGCTAACATTAGGAAATATGTCTTTGTAACGGTCAGAATCAACAAGGTTACGCACTTTTCTACCAAACCCCACCGCCAACTCGGCTGTATGGGAGGTCTGAATGATCTTTTTGCCGGGGTACATCCCCAAGAACCAAGCTGGTAGCAGGTAAGAGGCAAACTCCGACTTAGTGTGGCGAGGCGGCATGTTGATAATTAGCCGTTTGATCTTCCCTTCAGCTACATCCTGAAAGGCCTCGGCCATCTTCTCGTGATGCCAACCGTGGATAAAACTAGGCCAAGCGTATTTTACAAAGGCCATGAAATTACTTGCCACAACCTCTTTGGTCTTAGCACGCCGTGCTTCGGCAATTAGTGCGCCAACCTTCTGCTGCACCGCAGGCGGCAGGCTTGGTAGAGCTTTCTCCGCAGCCTCAAGCAGTTCTGGACTCATGGCTTTCCTCGGTGAACGGGGGCTGGATTGGCCCAAACTCTTCGTCAAGGTCTATCTCAGACACCGCCTTAGTAACTTCTTTCGGTGTTACGTCAATAACCTCACCGGTAAAAAGCTCAAGCGTTTTCTTAAGATCAAGCTCGATGTCACTGATCGTGCGATGGGTTATCGTGATGTCCACCCGTTCACTAAACAGCCCCACGTTAGAGACTTTGCCCAGCAACTCTAATGACTTGAGCCGCACTTTGGGGTCGGGGTCTGCCGTCTCAACAATCAGTTTGTTGGTTACGTAGTTGCGCAGGCGGCGTCCAACGTCTAGAACTTCTTGATCCCACTCGTTCAACATAGATTCTAGATGAACAATAGCGCCGGGCGTGGCCGCTCTTGGTGCTGGCGTTTTGGATGCCGCAAATGCAGTGTGCGATTCCTTGCGGTCGGAATCTGTGACATTAACCTGTAGGCCACTCTTTACCAGTTCCGCAATGGTCTGGAACATGGCGTGCGCCTTCTCCCGGAAGCCTTCAACTTCCTCCGGCTTGGTATCAAATGGGAGTGGAATCCCTAACTCTGGCGTAACAACGATGGGCATGGTGCGCTTGTAGCTCCTTGCAGTTTGCGCAAATGTAGCATAAAAACGCAGAGTTAAGCAAATCTACGAAAAAAATATAGGGGGTGGGGGGTGCATGAAATCCAAAGATGACGGGGGGTGTTCCTATATTTTCGTGCTTTGTACCACTCGCGGAAACGTTCCCGGGTAGGGGGGTCTATAAACATCTTTGTGTATGAGGATATTGTAAACCGTTTTGGGGCGCTGTTATCTCTTGTGCAAATTCATATGTATGGGTAGCGTAGGTACCATCAACCCTATAT